GCTGATCCCGGTAGTAATGCTGCGGACCTGTTGGGGTCGAGCCAGATCATCATCCATGATTTGACTATTTTTGCGGGAGCCAGTGGCAACAATTGCACTGGAAGCGAACTCAAGCGTGGCATTCAACTTGGGCCATCCAACCCTGGCATGTCCGCCGACAGAATGCACTTCGACAACGTCTTTGTGCAGGGCTGCTTCTTGCAAGCACCACTCTACAACGAAGCATCCGAGAGTTTCTATAACGAACGCAGCCAGTATGAGAACGGCGACGGCGGTGGCTCTGCCTATCTGGGAATTTGGGACGGCGGCAATCATTTCGGCGTCACCAGCGATTATGTGAATGTGGCGTTCACAGCAAATTCACCACAGACCTTCAACGGGGCAACGGAAGTTCACACCGTTTATCTTCCTTGGTCATCAGGTCCAACTCCTTCCGGCAATGGTCTCTTCATCTATGGCACTATTGGGCAGAACCTCGGCAGCGCGTATGTTGATGTGCCGGCGACAGCGCCCGGCCCTTGCATCACCCTCTACAACGACAACGGCGGCACCTACGGGTCATTCGCGCAAAACCTACACGCTAAAGGCTTCTCTTGCGAAAATGGCGGCGGCACGGGTGCGACCGCGACGTTCGCCATCGTCTCAAAGACTGCTGGCGCCACGCCGACCCTGAAAGGGTTTGAATACAATACCTGGGACGATCCCGCCGCTTCCGCCGGCAGCATCTTTGCACTTGTCACGAACACCAACGCGCTGACCTTACAAGACCCCACCGTCAAGATCGCCAACTTCTTCCACGCGCCGAACTTCTTTGACACCCCCGCCAACTACACGGTGACGGGAGCGACGATTGAACTCCCCACCGGCTTTGCCGGCGACAACATCGCGGCGGGCTGGACGGGGAGCAAGTGCGTCGGGGCGGTCTGCAAGATCAACACAGGAACCATCCTGGCGACAGGCGGCGCGCTTAGCGGGCTGACCGGGCTGGCGATCCGCGACACCAGCGCTGCCTTCGACGTGACGCTCGCTGGCACCTCAAGCACCACCCTCACCGCCGGGCGCGCGCTCACGTTCGACGTTGTGAACGCCGCTCGCACCGTGAAGCTCGGGGCCAATCTGACAATCGCCACGGACCCTGGCGGCGTGACCGGCGCGGTCAAGTCGAACGGCACCGGCACCTTCGCGCAGGCCGCCTTCAGCGATCTGGCGGCGAGCACGATTTCAGCCACTCAGGCCGGCTCGCTGACGGGCACCGCGAACGCCCTGATGACCGGCGGAGGGGCCAACGCCTACCCGAACTTTGTGGCGCTCACCGGGCTGGTCAAAGGCAACGGTGCAAGCGCGCCGACCGCGGTCACCGCGCCGGCCGGCGCCGTTGTCGGCACCAGCGACACGCAAACCCTGACCGGCAAGACGCTGACCGACCCGATCAACCAGGAAGCGCATGTCCTCACGACGGGCTGGACCAATTCAGGCACGACGCCCTCAACGCTGGTCGGTCTCGATCAGGCATTCACGGCTGCTGGTCTTTATTCGTGCAGCGGCATGATCCATTTCACAACCGCCCCGACCAGCTCGAACGGCTTGAAGATCGCCCTGGTCAGTGACGGAACGGTGACAGTCAACACGTTGATGTTCAACGCACTAGCGACAGCCGTCTCTGCCATTGTTGGAACAGGTACGACCTCGGCGCTCGGATCGAACGTCTTCGGGGTGACAGCCGCTATAACCGACGTCTATTTGAACGCGGTTATCAACATCAATGTCGCCGGCACAATTCACGTCCAGATGGCCGAGAATGCCGCCTCGGGCACGATCGCCGCGACCGCCGGCAACGCGCGGTGGAATTGTCATAGGGCCGCGTGAGCCGCCGCTGTTTCGGTCTTTGGCGTATTTCGTAGACGGCGCGAACCGAGGAGGTGTTTCGATGCGCTTTTACTGGCCGATCGCCAAGGTCGACGCCGAGCAGCGGATGGTGTGGGGCTATGCCTCGACCGCGGCCGAAGATGACCAGGGCGAGACCGTCTCGCGCGAGGCGTTGGCGGCAGCGCTCGACGACTACATGCGTTTCGCCAACATCCGCGAGATGCACCAACCCTCGGCGGTCGGCATCGCCAAGGAAGCCGCGGTCGACGCCAAGGGCCTCTATCTCGGCGCCAAGATCGTCGATGGCGATGCCTGGCAGAAGGTCGTCGAAGGCGTCTACAAGGGCTTCTCGATCGGCGGCCGGGTGACCGCCCGCGATCCCGCCGACCGGCGGCTGATCACCGCGCTTCACCTGACCGAAATCTCGGTGGTCGACCGCCCGGCCAACCCGGAGGCGGTATTCGATTGCTGGAAACTTTCCACCGGCCCGGCAACAGGAGGCGGCATGACCCCTAACGCGGCAACAACCGGCGCACCGGTGCAGGTCTGGGATTGCGGGATTGCCGGTCACCGCCACGTCGCGAAGGCGGAGGCGGTGGGCTGCCTCGCAGGGCATGACCCCGCGGCCGCTATAGCGGCAGGCGACGATAACGAGAATGCGGCCGAGAGCGGCGGCGACGACCCCTATGGCGACGCCGATTATGCCGATCCCGGCTATCGCCCGGACGCCAAGAAGCGCTATCCGATCGATACCGAGCGCCATATCCGCGCCGCCTGGGCCTTTATTCACCTGCCCGGCAACGCGCGCCACTACACGGCGGGCCAGATCGAGCGCATCAAGGCGCGGATCGTCGCTGCCTGGCAGGCGAAGATCGATCGCGACGGCCCGCCGGCGGCCGCATCCGAAGAGGGCCGCGTGGCCGAGCCGGCGATGAAAGCGAACGCCTCGCCTCTGGCGCCACGGCTGCAAGGGATCATTGCCGAATTGTGCGACTGCCTCCGATCGCTGGCCGCCGAGGACGGCGTCGAGCTCGCCGATGGCAGCGACGGGCCAGCTCAGGCCGACCTCGCCGCGATGGCCAACTCCGATACTCTGCGCAAGGCGCGCCAGCCGGATCTCGCGCCCCTCGCCAGCGGCCTCGCCAAGCTCGCCGACGAGATCATGCCGCGCCTCGATGCGCTGCAAAAACGCGTCGAGGAGATCGCCCGCACGCCGCTGCCGCCGCAGACCATCGCGCGTGGGCTTACCGGAATCACGAAGCGGGAAGATGCCGGCGGTGCGCTCCCATTCGCCGAGGACATCATCGCCGCGCTCGCGCGAATGAGCGATGAGGAGCGCACCCTGACCTTGATCAAGGCGGCACACGCCAACCCGATAGTTCCTGTTGGCCGGCCCGCGGGATTTGCGGCGCGATAGCGCCCGCGGCCTGAACCCCTAACCCGGACCCGGCCCCCACCCTAATCCTCCCCCGCATGCGGGGGAGGGAAGAGCGGGGGTGCCGGGTTTTTTGATGCCCGAGCGGAAGGATACACCGATGAACCCGACCCAAGACACGCTCGATCTGGTGAAAGGCGCGTTGCGCACGCCCGACGACCGGATCACCAAATCGATCTCCACCGGCACCGGCCTGGTTGCTTTCGATCTGCAGGCGCCGGCGAAAAACCTCTACCCGGTCGTCACCCCGATCCGCAATTCGCTGGCCCGGGTCGGTGGCGGTACCGGCACGGCGACCAATTGGCGCCAGGTGACCGCGCTCACCGGCTCCGGCTTCGATTCGATGGGTTGGGTTCCGGAAGGCCAGCGCTCGGGCCAGATGTCATATTCGACCGCCTCCAAATCGGCGGCCTATGTGACGATCGGCGAGGAAGACGCCGCGACTTACGAAGCGATCAGCGCCGGACGCCATTTCGAGGACATTCAGGCGCGGATGACCTTCCGCCTGTTGCAGAAGCTCATGCTGAAGGAGGAGATGGCGATCCTCGGCGGCAACGCCTCCCTGCAGCTGGGCACCCCGGCAACGCCAGTGCTGTCGGCCTCGGGTTCGGGGGCGACGCTGCCGGCCGCGACCTATTCGGTCATCGTCGTCGCACTCACTCTGGAAGGCTACCAGAACTCGAGCCTGGCCGCGGGGATCGCCACAACCAAGACGATCAACGGCGCCGACGGCAAGACCTTCGTCTTGGCTGGCGGCTCTTCCAACAAAAGCGTCAACGCGACCCAGGCGGTGACCTTGGGTCAGACCCTGTTCGCCAGCGTCACCGCGATCCAGGGCGCGAGCGCCTATGCGTGGTTTGCCGGTACCGCCGGTTCGGAGACGCTGCAGGCGATCACCACGATCAATAGCGCCAGTATCGCGGCGCCGCTGACCGGCGGCCAGCAGGCGGTGTCGGTGGTGACCGCCGACAATTCGGCCAATCCGAGCTACGCCTATGACGGACTTCTCACCAGCGCATTGAAGGCGGGCTCGAACGCCTATGTCAGCGTCCTGCCAACCGGCACGGCCGGTACCGGCACGCTGCTGACCGCATCGGGCCGTGGCTCGGTCTTAGAGATCGATACGATGTTCCAGCAAATGTGGAACCTCTACCAGGTGTCTCCGACCGTGCTCTACGTCAACGTGCAGGAGCTGAAGAACATCACCACCAAGGTCCTATCCAATGCCTCGGGTCCGCTGTTGCGCTACGAGGTCGGCACCGACGGCAACCCCTACAATCTGGCAGCAGCGGGCGCGGTGTCGTTCTACTTCAATCCGTTCACATTGAATGGTGGGTTGCGCATTCCGATCCGCATTCACCCGCGGGTGCCGCCCGGCACCATCATCGGCTGGGCCGAGCACCTGCCCGTCCAGTACCAGTCGAACGACGTGCCGAACGTCGCCGAGGTAAAGACCCGGCAGGATTACTACCAGATCGACTGGCCGGTGGTGACCCGTCAGCGACAGGCCGGCGTCTATGCCGAAGAGGTGCTCGCGGTCTACGCCCCGTTCGCGATGGGTGTCATCACCAACATCGGGAATGGGTAATCGCACCAAATCAACAGTGAGGCGGCGCGATGCCGGGACGATTTTGCATATCTCGTCGCCTCACTGCACTGGTGGTGAATTTTCTATAGGGGGAGAGCAATGGCGTTTGGCGATCTGACCGCTCTCGCCGATGTCAAGGCCTGGCTACAGACAGGACAGAGCGCGTTTCCGGATACCGACGATGCGCTCTTGACGCGGCTGATCACCGCGGCGAGCCAGTTCATCCAGACCTGGCTCGATCGTCAGATCGCGTCTGGCGATTGCCAGGAGGTTCGCGACGGCACCGGCGGACAACGGCTCGCCTTTGCCAACTTTCCGGTCAGCGCGGTGCTGTCATTGTCGGTTGACGGCCTCGAAATAACGCCGGCGCCGAGCGATGGCGGCTTTGGCCCGGGGTACGTGTTCAGCCCGACCGAGCTGGCGTTGCGCGGCTATTGTTTCACCCGGCGGGCGCAGAATGTGATCGTCAGCTACACCGGAGGGTATGCCACCACTCCGCCCGAGATCGCGCAGGCCTGCATCGAGCTGGTGGGCCGCCGTTATCGCGAGCGCACCCGCGTCGGCGAAGTGTCGCGAGCCTTGGTCGGACGCGAGACCGTCAGCTTTTCCCAGCAGGACATCAGCGACGACGTAAAGCTGCTGCTTGCGCAATACCGTGCGCTGGCGCCGGTCTCGGGCTTTGCCCGCCGCCTGGCGGCCACCGCAACTGATCCCGCGCTGATGGCGGCCGGCCTATGATCGCGCGCGAGCCGATCTACGCCGCGCTGTTCGCGCTGGTCGCCGGCGCGGCCGATTTCGTTACCACGGCGCGGCGATTGCGCCACTGGAGCGAGCTGACCCCGGCCGAGCAGCCGGCCCTCTTCATGCTGCAGAAGGAGGAGGTCGCGACGGTGCCGACGCTCGGCGCGCCGACGGTGTGGACGCTGGCGGTCGAGCTCCATGTGTACGCGCATGCCGGCGACCCCTATGTCGCACCGGCGACGGTGCTCAATCCGCTGCTCGATGGCGTCGAGGCGGCGCTCGCGCCATTGCCGGCCACCGGGGTGCAGAATCTCGGCCTGCCGACGATGGTCCAGCACGCCTACATCGTCGGCAAAATCGAAACGGCTGAAGGGGTGCTCCGCGACCAGGCGGTCGCGATCATCCCCATTGAAATCCTCTGTCTCTAGCAGGAGTTGATCCATGGAAGAGACCGCCGCTCCCGACGTCGCGGGGCCGCCCTCGGGCGTCCCGGCCGCCAAGGGATCGCTCGAGGACATCGTGGAGCTGTGGTGGGCCGATCATTTCCCCGGCTCGCCGGTGGCCCAAGTGACGTCGGCCTGGAACCACGCTTTTGCCGCCAAGGAAGAGCTGAAGCGGCGCCTTTTAAATCTCTCTGGGGGAGTCCTCTGACATGCAGCTCGCATTCGGCGCCGGAGCGCTGTGGGGCAACCGCACGGATGTGACCGGCTCGGGCATCGGCCCCGACCAGTTCGGCATCCTCCAAGACGTGCAGATCGATTGGGACTGGCAGACCAAGGAATTGTGGGGCCAGTTCCAGTTCCCGGTCGATATCGCCCGCGGCCAGGGCAAGATCACCGGCAAGGCCAAATTCGCCCGTATCTTCGGCGCGATCTACGGCGATCTGTTCTTCGGGCAGACGCCGGCGACCGGCCAGCTGACCGTTTCCGAAAACGAGGCGGCGACCGTGCCGGCGAGTACGCCCTACACGGTGACAGTCGCCAACGCCGCCAGCTACGTCGACGATCTCGGCGTGTTCTTCGCCACCGGCGCCAGTGCCGGAAACCGCTTTACCCGGGTCACAACGCCGTCTTCGGCCGGCCAATATTCAGTCAACCCCTCGACCGGCATCTACACCTTCGCCGCGGCGGATGCCAGCGCCTCGCTGCTGATCAGCTACCTCTATACCCTTGCTAGCTCGGGCAAGAAGCTGGTGCTGACCAACCAGTTCACGGGCTTCACGCCGACCTTCAAGGCGACCTTCTACACAACCAAGACGACGCAGGGCACGCCGGCCGGCCTGGCGATGGTCCTCAACGCCTGCACCGCGACGAAACTGTCGCTGCCGACCAAAATCGACGATTACGAGATCCAGGAATTCGACTTCAGCGCCTTCGCCGATCCGAGCGGCACGATCGGCACGCTGAGCGTCAACGAGTAGCCGCGATGACCGAGACCGTCAGCCTGGGCGGACGGCGCTTCGAAGTTCGCCCGTTAAAGCTCGGCCAATTACGCGGGCTCCTCGATGCGCTCGACGAGATGACCGGCAAATCGGGCGGCGCGCTGATCGAGGCCGCCGCCAAGGTGGTGACCGCCGGGCTCGCGCCGGCCCAGCCTGACCTCACCGCCGATGCCGTGCTCGATCTCGAAGCCAGCCTCGAGGAACTGAACGCGGCGGTGGCGGCGGTCCTGCGCATCGCCGGGCTGACCCCCATGGAGAACGCCACGGGGGAAGCGCAGCCGGTGGCGAGCCCGGCAGAAGTCCCCGGGACCAGCTCAGCGCCCTTTACGGCGCTCTCGCCACCGGCTGCTGCTATCCCTACGGCGTCATCGACGGCATGACGCTTGCCGAGGCCGGAGAAATTTTCGGATATTGGGAGGACAATCCGCCGGCGCATCTGATGCTGCAGACGATCGCGTGCATGCTCGGCTGGGTGCCCCGCCCCGCACAAGCGGGCGCGCCGCGGATCGAGGAGATCGCCGCCGCCGCGCCGCCTGGTCTCGCGGTGGCGCGAGGCGGGGACCTCGGTATGCCGGCGCCCTTGGACCTCGACGCGTTGCGCGCCCGCAACCGCAGCCGGGCGTTCACCATCGCACGCCGCACCGAGAGCGAGGCAATCGGCTAACGTCATTGTCGGGCTGTGGTCGTGGCGGGTACCCTCTGGGCGGATAATCGCCGCGGAGGGACGGCAATGCGGTGGCTGCTTCTCTGCTGCGCGGCGCTCGGGATCGCTGCCGGCGCCGGTCCGGTATCGGCGATCGCCGCTCAGCCGGGTGACGGGCCGGGGTGCCTCGGCGTCACCGTGGAGAAATGCGTCCGCGGGCTGAGAGCGACAATGACGCTCGACGAGAGCTTTCTTGCCGCCGCGATGGCGCGCCAGCATCAGATCGACGTCAACGGCAAGCCGCTCGGCGGCGGGCTGGTCACCGTCTACGCCAGGCTTCCGGAGCGCATGAATCAATTCGTCATCCTGCTCCACCTCGGGCGGGACGACACGGTGCAGAGCGTCGAATCGAACCTGCTGCTCAACCTGATCGAGGCGCATACCGAAGAAGTCTACGACCAGAGCGCCCTCTTCGACATCGTCTCGCGCCTGGTCGGCCGACGCTGCCCGGGGATCGATAGGCTCGAACTTTACCGGTTCTTCGAAAATTCGGTGAAACCCCGGATCACCCTCCAACAAGAGGATCTTTCGCGCGGCCTCCACGGGTTGCACCGGATCATGTCGCATGCCGACGGCGTCCCGTATTGCGGCGGCGTCACCCTCGCCTACACCAACCTTCTCCAGTGGCGAGGCGCCGCGAACCCGGCAGCGGCGGCAAAGCGCACGCAGTTTTCGTCGATCAAACTGCAGTAGCCGCACCACGCATTAGTAAGCCCCCACAGTAGCGGGGGATCTCATCGGGGCGCCTCGCGCGCCCTTTTTCATTTGAGGTGACAATTGGCCGACGAGGTGCAGATCAAGTTCGGCGCCGATCTCGGTGGCGCGCTATCGGCGCTCAACGCGCTGAAGCAGGCGGTCACTGGCGCGACCGCGCCGGTGTCGCAACTCAAGACCGCGTTCGCCGACGCCGACGCGGCGATCCAGCGGAGCGGCGCCGCGACCCTCGCCACGTTCAGGGCGAACCTGCGGGAAATGGTCGCCGAGCACGCGATTTCGCTGAGACAGGCGCTCGGCTTCGACATCGAATACACCGCCCAGCGCACTGCCGAGGAGCGCGCCCGGTTCGAAGCGGTCCTTGCCAGCGACGCCGCTACCCTCGCCGAGAAATCGGCGAGCTACGGCGAGTTGGTCGAATTGAGTGCGCGCTATTCGGCTCAGCTCGCTCAAGACCAGATGCGCGTCGCCGAGGCCGCGGAGAAAGTCGCCGGAAAGATCGCCCAGTCTTTCAAGAGCGCATTTGACGCGATCGGCGGCAGCCTCGAAACGACGGTCACCGACCTCCTGCTGCACAAGGGGACGCGGCAAAACATTGGGAAGCAGCTTTACCAGTCGCTGGTCGGCGAGGGCGTCAATCTCGTGGGATCGACGCTCGGGAAAACCGCCGCGGGGTTCGTGCCGGGCAGCATGCCGGGCGACAGCCTTGGCACCGCGCTCTCAACCTTCATCTCCCACCAGCTCCTGCAGCTCGCGGAACTGGTCACGCACACCGCACTCCTTTCGGGGATTTTCGGCAACACGGCCGAGACCGCGGTGGCTAGCGGGACCAGCGCGGTCAGCTCCGCGTTCTCGGGGGCAAGCGCCGCCGGCGGCATCGTCAGCGCCGGCGCCAATGCGGGCGGCTTCTTCAGCGGGCTCGGCGGCTTTTTCGGCGGGATCGGTGCTGTTCTGGGCTTTGCCAAGGGCGGCATCGTGCCCTCCGCCGCGGGCGGCTGGGCCTTGCCCCATTTCGCCGGCGCGACCCCGGCCTTATTGCACTCGCGTGAAATGGTGCTGCCGGCGCCGATCAGCGAAGGGCTCCAGGGCATGATCGCGCAGGGCGGCCCAACTGGAGCCGGCGGCAGCGACATGCACCTGCATTTCCATGGACCCTCCGACGGGCCGGCGGTCGAGCGCTGGTTCACCGGCCTGATGGCACGCAATCCCGGGGTCGTGCGCAACATGCTGCGCTCGAACGCGCTGACCCCACGCACGATCTAACGAGGCCCCATGACCGCGATCTTTCCGGCCCTTCCCGGTCTCGGCTGGTCGGTTTCGAAGGCGCCGCGCTTTGCGACGCGTGTCCAGAAGGCGATATCCGGGCGCGAATTGCGCGTCGTCGACCAGGTCTTGCCCGTCTGGAACTGGACCCTGACCTATGCGCTGCTGCGCGACGAACACGACACGCGAGGGCCGAACGGTCTTGGTGCCGGCTTTGACGAGCTTCGCACGCTGGCCGGGTTCTTCCTGCAACAGCAGGGCTCGTTCGGCGCCTTCCTGTTCGACGACCCGACCGATGATTTGGTGGCCGCGCAACTGATCGGCACCGGAGATTCCAGCGCGACGGTGTTCCAGTTGGCGCGCACCTTCGGCGGTTTCACCGAACCGATCGTCGCGCCTCATACCGTCAGCGCGATCTATTTCAACGGGGTGCTGCAGTCGGCCTCGCACTATAGCGTCGATCCGGCGACGGGGCTGGTCACCTTCACCACCGCGCCCCCGACCGGCCAGGCGATCACCGCCGACTTCACCTATTATTTCCGGGTGCGGTTCGCCGACGACACCACCGAATTCGAGAACTTCATGTACCAGCTCTGGTCGCTGAAGCAGGTCAAGCTGCAATCGGTGCTGTCATGAGACCAGCTTCGGCCGCGTTGACCGCTTTCCTCGATAACCCGGTCAACCTCGATGTCGTACAGGTCGACCTCTACACCTTCGCGCTGACCAGCGGAGAGGTGTTGCGCTGGTCGGCCGGCGACACCGCGCTGACCGTCCCGGCCGCCGGGTTTCCGGTCGGCAGCTTCAACCACGGGGCCGATCATACATTCGCGCTCGGGCCGCGCTTCGGGCGCTCGAAGATCACCAACAAGATCGGCGTCCAGGCGGCCGCGCTCGATATCGAGATCATGGCCGGGGCGAGCGACCTCGTCGGCACCTTCCCCATTGCCGAGGCGGTACGGCTCGGGATCTTCGATGGCGCGACGGTCGAGCTCGACCGCCTGTTCGCGCCGCCGCAGAGCGCGGGCTCGGGAGCGCTCGACACCAGCCTCGGGTGCCTATTGTGGTTCTACGGCCGCGTCGCCGATTGCGATGTCGGGCGCTCGAAGGTCCAGGTCAAGGTGAAGTCGCTGATGAACCTGTTGGCGGTCCAGCAGATGCCGCGCCGGCTTTATGGTGCGGCGTGCACGCACATCTTTGGCGACGCGATGTGCGGGTTCAATCGGGTCACCGGCACCAACGCGCTCGGGTCTCCGACCGGCTTCGGGGCCGAAACTTTCCCAGCGCAGGCGGGGTCGACGCACACCGTCATCAATACCGGGGCGGTGATTACCCCGGCACTCAACGAAGGAACGATCACCGGCGCGACCGGGGCCAACACCGGCTATACCCGCACGATCGCCAACCTCGGCGACGGCACGCAGGTAGTCGTTTTGCGGCCGTTCCTGTTTCCGGTCACGACCGGCGACACCTTCACCGTGATGATGGGCTGCGACCACACCACGGCGACCTGTAACGGCACCTTCAACAATCTCCTGCGGTTCGGCGGCTTCCCCTATATCCCGCCGCCGGAACAGGCGGTCTAGCACCGTGTCCGATCAAGTGCGCTCAGCCCCAATCGTCATCCCCGGGCTTGGCCCGGGGATCTCGTGCAGATCCTGGAGATGGCCGGGTCAAGCCCGGCCATGACGAACGATGGGGGCGTTTCAACTTGGACCGACCGTGATCTAGCGGTGAGCGATCCGCGCCGCGCTGGCGTCATCGCCGAGGCCGAGCGCTGGATCGGGACGCCGTTCCACCACGAGGCCCGGGTCAAGGGCGCCGGAATCGACTGCCTGATGCTGCTGGCCGAGGTGTATCAGCGCGCCGGCGTGGTCGGGCACATCGAGGTGCCGCATTACCCGCCAGACTGGCACATGCACCGCGACGCCGAACGCTACATGGAGGGCCTCCTCGGCTATGCCCGCGAGATCGAGGGGCCACCCGAGCCCGGCGACATCGCGCTCTTCAAGTTCGGACGCGTCTTCTCGCATGGCGCGATCGTCGCTCTTTGGCCCCGCCTCGTTCACGCCTATTGGGCGATCGGCGTCGTCTGGGGCGACGCGACGCTCTACCCGCTGAAGGGGCGCGAAGTAAGGTTCTTCAGCCCGTTTTTTCACAATGAGGCGGTGAGACAGTGAGTTGGGCCTTAACATTCCGTGATCCCGGCGAAGGCCGGGACCCATTGATCGGCGACCGGGAAGCTGAAGAGTGGGTCCCGGCCTTCGTCGGGATCACGGTTTCTTTGTTCACCTCTCACCGCCTCATGGTGAACCAAAATGCCTGAATTGGGCCTTCAGCCCACGGGCCTGTCCCGTGGGGGCGATTTCCCCGGCGGCAAGGGCGGCGGTCCGACCCCGTTCAGCAACGCCTTCAAGGCGCCGACGATCAACTCGCTGCGTTACAACACCAGCCAGACCGGGAGCCCGGTGCCGATCTGCTATGGCACGCAGCGGGTTTCGATCAACCTCCTCGAATTCTGGGGCCAGCAAGGGTTCAGCACGAGCACCAGCAAGGGCGGCAAGGGGCTCGGCAATTCTGGAGGCAAAAAAGGCTCGGGCGCCAATTTTTCGGCCAATGTCGCCTTCGGGGTATGCCAGGGGCCGGTCGCGTTCACCGGGTCGCCGCATGGCTTCGATGGCTTCAACCTGGCGTGGTCGAACGGATCGGTCACCTTTTTCAATGATGTCGCGCTGAACGGCTATGCCGGAAACGACGGCCAGGCGGCCGATCCGGTCTTCGCCAGCGGCGATACCAATGTCCCGGTGCTCGGCTATTCCGGCACCTGCTATGTCACCGGGACGCCGATCCAGCTGGGGTCGAGCCCGGCGCTCCCCAATATCTCGTTCGAGATCACCGGGTTCGAGGTCGGCACGGTTGGGCCGAGCTTCCTCGGCGACGCGAACCCGGCCTCGATCGTCACCGACCTCCTGACCAACGCGCGCTACGGCGCCGGCTTCCCTTCCGCCAACCTCGACAGCGCCGGCTCGATCGCCGATTTCGCCACCTATTGCCAGGCGGCCGGGCTCGCGATGTCGTTGCTGCTCGACCGCCAGCAGCCCTGCGCGCGCTGGGTCGAGGAGATCGCGCAGCTCGCCGTTGCCGCAGTGGTGTGGTCGGGCAGCTTCCTCAAGATCATTCCCTATGGTGACGAAGCGCTCAACGGCAACAGCGCGAGCTGGACGCCCAATCTGACTACCCAATACAGCCTCGCCGACGCCGACTTTCTCGATTTCGGCGGCGGCAGCGATCCCGTAATGGTGACCCGCAGCGACCCGTCCGCGGCGACCAACTGGCTCAGCATCGAATACATGGATGCGAGCAACAGCTACAATCCGCAAATCCTGTCGGTGTGGGACCAGGGCCTCATCGACCAGTTTGGCCTCCGGTCCGAGCCCTCGATCCAGGCGCATGGCTTCACCAACCCGTCGAGCGCGACGGTCTCGGCGCAGCTCCAATTGCAGCGCAAGGCCTATATCCGCAACACCTACAAGTGGAAGCTCGGCTGGCGCTACTCGCTCCTCGAGCCGATGGACATCGTCGCCCTGACCGACGCGACCCTGGGCCTCTCTGGCACGATAGTGCGGATCACCCAGATCGATGAGGACGACAACGGCGAATTGACCGTGACGGCCGAAGAGATGATCGGGGTCGGCACCGCGACGCTGCACACGCGGCAGACGACGGCCGGCGCGCCCCTCGATTTCCTGGTCGACCCCGGCAACACCAACGCGCCGATCCTCTTCGAGCCGCCGGCGGCGCTGTCGGGCGCGCTCGAAGTCTGGATGATCGCCTCGGGCGGCCCGAACTGGGGCGGCTGCCAGGTTTGGGTGTCGAGCGACGGCAACAGCTATTCGCTGTTCGGCACGATCTACCGCGGGGCCCGCCAGGGAGTTCTCAGCGCGAGCCTGCCGAGCCACGCCGACCCCGACAGCGCCGATACACTTTCGGTCGATTTGACCGAGAGCCAGGGGAAAATGCTGTCGGGCACGCTGGCCGACGCCGACAACCTGGTGACGCTGTGCTATTGCGACGGCGAACTCATCAGCTACGAGACCGCGACCCTCACCGCCGCCTATAAGTACGCCCTGACCTATCTGCGGCGCGGGGCTTATGGCACGCCGATCGGCAGCCATTCCTCGGGTGCGAACTTCGCGCGCTTCGGTCCGAACGACCCATCGCTCTTCCGCTACACCTACCCCTCGAGCTTCATCGGTCAGACGATCTTCGTGAAGCTGCCGTCCTTCAACACCTTCGGCCAGGCACTGCAGAGCCTCGCCGGGCTGACTGCCAGCACCTATACCCTGACCGGCGCCGGCGCGGTGACGCCATCGAACGTGCCGATCCAGTTTCTCGGCATCCCGCAGAACGCCGCGCCAATCGCCCGCTACACCTTTGGCGAAGCGGTCACCCTGCCCTCGGGACTCACGAGCAGCGTGTGCACCGCCGACACCGCCGCGACCGCCAGCACCACCTTCAACATCGCCAAGAACGGCACCAATGTCGGCACGATGAATTTCGCAGGCTCGGCGACGAGCGCCACCTTCGCGATGGCCTCGTCGCACAACTTCATCGCCGGCGATGTATTGACGATCATCCCGACCAGGACCGACGCGACGCTGGCGAACCTGTCGGGCTATCTCGATGGGATCACCTAATGACCGCAACCCTGGAGCGCGAGATCGGCGGTCTGCGGGCCGATGTGCAAGGCCTCAAAGAAAGCGTCGATCGGCTGATCTACAAATTCGAAAGTCATGACGCCAGCGACAACCTCCGGTTTGCCGCGATCGAGGTGGCGCGGGCCCGCGAGGCCGGCATCCAGGCTTCCGCCATGCGCTGGCGCACGATGGCGCACCAGTTCGTCAGCATCGCCGGCGGCGGGGCGCTCGGCGCGGTGATCGCGCGCCTCACCGGCGGCCACTGATCGGCGCCGGTGATCAAGCCGCGGTTCACGCCGGAGATCAGCCTCGGCCAGATCCTATAGATGCTTGTCGTCCTCGCGATGGGGGCGCGATCGTCATCGCCTTCCTCACCGGCGTTTTCTGAGGCCCCGCGATGCAGAGCGAAGTGCAGATCTGGATACAGCTCGCGATCCTCGGCGTCGCCGCGCTCGGGACGCTTATGACGGCGGCCGTCGGCATCTTCACGATTCGCGACAACCGGGTCACCCGGCGCCAAGCGGACGCTCATGCGGTGCTGGCGGAAGTCGCAACCAAAACCGCGGGGAGGCAGGCGGCGCAGGCCGCAACCCACGCGCAGGCGGCGGTTATGGCAATCGTCGAGGTCGGCGCCAAGGTCGACGAGGTCGGCACCAAGGTTGAGGAAGTCCACCTCGCCACCAACAGCATCGTCACCCTGGCGCTCGAATCGAAAGAGGCGGAGGCGCTCGCCAGGGTGGCCGCAGCCACCGTCACCGGCGTGGCCGAGGGCCGCGCGGCCGGGGTAGCGGAAGAGGCCGCGCGCCAAATTCCCGACAAAGGTTGAGGGGTAGGGCCGATGATCCAGGACGATAAGACGGCCGCCGGCTTCGACAGCGCGGCGACGGTGACGCGCCTCGTCGACCGGATCAAGGGGCAGGGGCTCGGGTTTGTCGGCCGCTACTACAGCCGCAACCCAGCCAAGAACCTGTCGGCCGGCGAGGCGCGGGCGCTCTCGGTAGCGGGCATCAGCATCGTTACGGTGTGGGAGGCGCAGGGCAACTTGCCCACATCGTTCTCACGGTCGCAGGGGTTCATCGACGCGTCCGACGCGCTCAAATGCGCGCAAAAGGTCGACCAGCCAGCCGGCTCTGTCATCTATTTCGCGGTCGATTTCGACGCGAGCCCGACCGACCTGACGATCGCGATCATTCCCTATTCTCAGGCGGTCAGGACAGCTCTCGCCGGGCACTACCGGCTCGGCGTCTACGGCTCTGGGCTCGTCTGCGACACGCTGAAAACGCAGGGTATCGTCGAGTGTACCTGGCTCGGCGGCGCGATGGGCTGGCGCAGCAGCCGAACCTATACCGGCTATGACATCCTCCAGGGATTGCCGACCGACTCGCATGGTTTCGGCTTTGCGGTCGATCCCGACACGGCGCGCGGCGATTACGGCGGCTGGATGCTCAGCGCGGCCGCGCAAACTGGATAAAGGACATCCGACGATGAAGCTGCTCCTCGTTGCGGCGAGCCTTGTTGCGCTCGCGTTCCCGGCCTTGGCCGACACGGTGATCGCCGCGGCGCCGAGCGACACGACAGTCGCCATCGGCAACGCGCTGACCTTCGTCGCCACCATGTGCACCCCGCCGGTCGCGGCGATCCTCGCCGCCGCATTGTGGAAGCTCGCGGACAAATGGGGCTTTCAGGCGAGCGCGCAGGACAAGGCCAACCTCGAATCGGATCTGCAGACCGCTCTCGCGCTCGGGGTATCCAAGACCCTCCCGGAGATCCGGGCGAAGGGCTGGGATGACGTCAACGTGCATTCGCAGATCGTCGCCGAGGCCGCCAATTATTTCCTCCAGCGCTTTCCCAACCGCGCCTCGGCGATCGGCAGCTCGGCCGGCGCCGTCGGGCCAGGCACCCAGGCCGAGGCGGTCGCCGCCACCCTAATGGCCCGGCTGCCCGAGGCGATCACCATTGCCGCCGCCTCGCCGGCGACGCCTCCCGCAGCCGCGCCCGCGGTGTAACCCCAAAGGAGACCCGCATGTCCCTGGTTCTCATCATCGTCCTGCTGCTGGTCGTCTTCGGCGGGTTCGGCGGCGGCTATTTGGGCTCTTGGCCGGCGCTTTACGGATACGGCGGCGGCGGGATCGGGCTAGTCGTCCTGATCGTCCTCCTCGTGCTGCTGTTCAGGTGA